TTGGAATAGTTTTTTCATCTCTTTCCAACCACTACTCATCTTTTCAAAAAAAGTATCTCCTTTGCCTTGGGTCATTATAAAAGCAACTCCTAAGGCAAGAATAGCTGTGACAATAAGTCCTAAAGGATTAAGAAGCATTGATAAAGGATTAAGAAACATTGATATGCCCATGAGAAAGGCAACACGCAAAGCAAGGACAGTTAAAATTAACACACCAACAGATTGTATTACTGCCCCCAGTATCGTCAACAATGGTCCTAATGCGGCTGTAACAGCAATGACAGTCAACCACCATTTTTTATCCGCCTCAGACATATTAGCAATATATGAAGATGCCTTGTCAATTCCAGCAACTATCTTTTCAAAAACAGGAACCATTGTTTCAAATAAACGGATGCCAGAATTTCTCAATCTATTCATCGCATCGTGAAATCTTTGAGCTGGTCCCATTCCAGCATCAATCTGTTTTTGAGCTTCATCAAAAGAATTGGCAACAATACCCATTGACTCTGCTAAGTTCTTTCCTTCTCTTGCCATCAATCCTGTGAAGCCTATGATACCACGAACTCTTGGAAACAACTTACCTATTGCCAAGGCGTTGTCACCATACTTTTCAGAAAGACCAACCAGCACTCCCTGAAGACCAACAGATTTTATTGCTTCTTGGGCTGTAGCATATCCCATCTTTTTTATAGCGGCTGTCATAAAATCAGTTGGTTTAACTAATCCCAAAAGAACACCTCTCAACATCGTTCCTGCTTCTTCTGCACTACCAGCCTTTGATGATATGGCGGCAAATGCCCCTGCTGTCTCGTTTAACGACAATCCAAGAGGCTTAGCGATACCAACAACATTAGTCAAAGTATGAGCCATGTCTTGCCATGTAGCATCACCAGCTAATACTGTTGCCGCCAAAGTATCAACCATCTGTTCTGTCTTACCAGCCTCAATTCCGTATATACTCATAATACGAATAACAGCATTGCCAGCTTCAACAGAAGTAATCTTACCAGCACGAGCCGCCTTAGCAATACTTTCCAAAATAATAAGCGTCTCTGCTCCTGTGGTATGTAAAACAGAACTTACTCTGTATGCTGACTTGGCAATATCAGCGGCAGACTTTCCATAGGCATCACTAATATCAAGAACACCTTTTTTGAATGTCTCTAATTCTTCTCCCGACAGCTTGAGCATGGTATTAGCAAACTCAAGACTGTCAGAAAAAGTAATTCCCATCTTTGCGGCAACTGCGGTCAGACCGACAATAGGTAAAGTGAGATGCATGGTCATACTTCTACCAAGACTTTGCATGCTCTTTCCGACCATTATAGTCTTTGCCGCAAACCTAGTCATCGTTGCTTCAGCTTGATAGAATTTACGATTGAACTCCTCTGTTCTCGCATTCAATCCTACAACTATTGATCCCACTGAAGTTGCCATATCATTTATCCTTCTTTTGTTCTCTCTTCTTCATCTTTGCGTCTTGCCGATTAACTTTGGTTGCCCATGAAAGCATTCTCTGTTTTATACTGCGCCAATCTTTTGTCTCTTCTGATCCAATATTGTTTTCAAACTTTGGTAAGAAGTCACTGATCTTTGTCCTTGTCCTTTTTGATGACATTGCTTGAGAAATTACCCAAGCCAACATTGCTGATCTCCAATCGCTTCTGTGTGGCTCTCCGGGTTCTATTCTGTCGTATGCCATCCATTCTGCGAACTCCTTACTGCTTATTTCTCTTTGCGCCCTGAAAACAGACATCCCTAATTCTTTTGCAAGTCTGAACCAATGTCTTCTTTCTGGACGCTTAATGAGTTTTTTGCCAGCTCGTCAATCTCTTGTTCTCCTATCCCATTCATCCTTTGAGATATTTCAAAGATATTAGATATGACCTTGGCTGATTTCTTATCAAGCTTATCTACCTCGTCTTTCGAGAATAGATTTTTCCCAGCGTCATCACAAATAGTCAAAGCTAATAGCAAAGATCTTATTCCTGTAATATTGATCTTGTTGTTTGCTTTCTGATCATGAACACGCTGTTCAAACGCATCTCTCTCAGCCCCTGTCATCGTCTTTACATAAACACATCCCTTCCACTCAGGGATATCAACCTTCTCTGTGCTTACATCAACCACGTTTATAATATCTTCTTTTGTCAACACCTTCATATTTTCCTGTTTTGTATTTACTGTATTCATTGGTTAGGCTCTCCTTTATTTTAGCCGTTTCTATTTTCTATACTTCTTATATGGTCACTGGACCACTGATCTTTATCGTCACCGACGCTGTATCTTTGTCCTCTAATGGATTTGTGACCTCAAATGCCGTCATGAATCCGTCAAACACCCATGTTGATGCTCCGCTATCAGGCCAAGTGATTGTAATCTCTTCAATGGCACCTGTCATTGGAGCCGCTGTGGTCGGATCGAAACCGATATCAATACTCAGTTCACCCCAGTCCACAAGCTCTCCCGGCTTAAACACATGAGCGTTATCCGGTGTTGCGTGATGACTCACATCTATTGCTATTCTCTCAGCTGATGGTCCTCTTACTTCTAATATTTCAGCAAGAAAACCACTGGAAAATGCAATACTAATTCCAGTTCCTACTATCATTTCTAATCTCCTTTCTTATTCTTTTAACCTATGATTAAGGTTTTACCGGAGCAGATTTCGCTACCCCAAAATCAAGCTTGTCACCTGCGATAGTAACAGCTTCATATTTTTGTGAAGTAACCAATACCCATTCCTTCTTTTTTCCTTTTGCTTTGTCTGCTTCAGATGGAACAACTTCTTTTTCAGATTTCAAGACAAGTGGATCTCTGAAATTTAACCTTGTTCTACCTGTTTTTGAATTGGTGTAAAAACAATCTTTTATATAAAGATCTGCTTTCTCTCCTGCCCAATCCATTAATGCTTTTTTGTTCTTCGATATAATAACCATCTCTTTCTCCTTTCTATTTTTGTTCTCTGAATGCTATAAAATTAGCAACCCAAATGAATCGCTTTCTTTCCTCGTCCTTTTCCAAAAAGATTGGTTCTGTTGTCATCAGAATATTTGCGTAATGCATAGTCTCTGCTCCTGTAACGATATCGAAATGTCCTATCTGAGAAAGCCCATCCATTACTTCTTCCAGCTTTGCCCATGTTGTAGCATCTGTTGTCCCTCTGACTCTTACTTGGAAATTACTATAATGAGTTGGAGCTAAAGATCTATTCGCATAATATCCCGGTGCTCTTCCCGGTGTATTGTAAATCGTAATTGCTGTATCTGGTTTGTCTGGCTCTTCAACAGTGAAGATGCCCCAGCCTGTTGTTGCGGCATACGTTCCTATTCCAAGCTCAACCAATTTATCTTTTATGTCTTCTGATACAGGATTCATCTTTTGACAACTCCTTTAATTATATTTAAAATAGCACCAAAGTTTTCTTCCAAAGCCGCTTGTAAAAACTTTGCCTGTCCTTGCTGAAACGACTTTCCTTTTTTGTCAACTTTGGTATGACTAGCTTGCATGTCCTCATGAACATAAAGAGCATAATAAGCTGAGTTCCCAACTTCAACAACCATGCGACCTGCTAACTTTGATTTCTCTTCTGCAAGAACAGCAACGTGATCTTTGGCCATTCTTCCTGCCACTGCTTTTTTATCTGGATCGTCTTTAAACTTTGGAGTGGTTCTTTGTCCACCATCCCAAACTGTAAAAGCCGAACTGATAAGATTTCCAAGTGCTCTGGGAGTTCTGCGTTGTGATTCTCCCTGAACAAAGAACCCTGCACTGATCAATCCCTTCTTGGTCTTGAACTTTATGTTCCTAACTTCTTTATTTAAGTTGGTAAGAACTTTGTCCATTCCAGAAACTCTAATTGTTGGATTTATAGCCATGTCGTCCTCAAAAATTGATCGCCTTTTAATGTAGGCAATTTACCAAAAGCTCTTATCTCATGAGCACCATCTATAATCTGCGGATCACTGTGGCTGATGGGTAAATCAGTTAGTTCACCAAGATATAAGAATCCACCGACAACAACATCCTGCCCAACATAGACGATAGCTTTGGAAGTTTTTTCTACACCAAACTTATCAATAAATAATTCTTGCGTATCTTCCCATCTGACAGAAATTTCTATTGCGGTGGCAAATGTACTGCTACCCCTGCCACCAGCAACAGGAGCACCCCAATAAACTGCTGTCTGAATAAGCATCTTATCTATGATCTTCATTGCCATACTATATACCCTCAATAATTATCAATATCATCATCTGACATTGGTCCCATTGCTACAAGGGATGCTGTTGCTGTTCCTTTTCC